TTCACCTTCGCCTTCTCGAAGGAAGGAACAGAGTTCGAGAAGGCGAAGGTGAACGTTTCGCAACCCAAATCTGCCCAATAAGTTAGAGCCTGGCTAAACACCCGGCTAGACCAATTTTGTGTAATGGTCCCACGCTAAAGAGCAGTTTCAGCTTAACCAAAACACGGAAATTAATCAAATCCTCCATGCGCGCAATGCTATCCCCGCCTCGCCTGCTCGCTTCATGTGTCGCTTTTAATGCAGTTGCATGATCCGGCGCGATCCGCGCCAGTGCTGGCGCTGCGGGGGTAAAATTCACACCGGATCATCATGCGATTTCATGCATCTAATGCATGCATAGGGTATTTACATGAGCTGACAGCATTCTCTGGCAGCACACTATCAGATCTGACAGTCCGCTCTGAACGAAAAGTGGAAGTACGAAATTGTGCTTACGACTATGGGCATTACTAACATTGCTGTGTGATGAGCAGTGGAGGCAGATCACGGGATAGGCAGAGATTAATTGGCGGATGGCACGCCAACAACACTCCACAAACAACGTTCTTTAGCAGAGCACAATGTATTGATACCCAGAAACCTTTGGGGCATAAATCCTCTTATCAGGCAGCTTGGTACCACGATGATGGTGGTAAAGACTGGGCGAAAATCAAGGTTTGAATTTTAACCCATCTAGTGGTACTGTATAAAAATACAGTACAGGATGATTTTAACCTCTTGTAAGAGCTTGGTTTTATGGAATAATAAACCCAAATAATTTACAGGAGTTTTCTTATGCAATTATACGCCTTACGTGTGTTGATGAGACCGCGCGACCCTGATCTTTTTTCCAAAGGATCTGTTCAAAAAGACATTATTCATTTTGAAAATGCCATAGTAGCCACCGCGCAAAAGTTACATCTGACATCATCAACACCATCCGTTCATAAGAAAACTAGTTACACCTTGAAGTTGAGCATAAAACCCACTGAAGGCGTCATGGCTGGGGTCATATCAAAACAGCAAAAAATTAAAGGGCATGATAAGGATTTTCGTGAGTTCGATGTAGACAATTATCCACCTATCGTATGGATATGGGACAGAGAAGAGCAAGTGTTATTGGTCGAGAAGAAAACCGCGGTATTCAAAGATGCACATCAAGTTGCTAAGGCATTCGAAGATCTTGCCAACAACGACTACTTAGCTCAGTTGGGGCTGAGAGTATTTATCGAGCCTTGCCTTGAAATGGAAGATTTTTGGTCGGAATACCACAGACTTCAGTTTATCGACAAAGTTAGTTTCACGTTGATTACTCCGAATATCTTCGGAAGTAGCAAACAAGCCTTAACTGATGATTTGCGAAAGCTTGAAGCAGATACTAATGCAAATGCTGTGACTACAACATTTGAAAACAAAGATGGTAATTTAAAACTTAAAAGCTCTCATTGGGCATCTGTTCTTGTCGACTGGGTAAAAGACGGTGGTGGTTCTTGGTTAATTAAAGGACGAAAAACACTCAAGTCAAAACCCACAACTGTATCCAGTAATCAAACGGCCAAGATGGTGCTTATCGAAGGTGAGATCTCAGAAATTCAACTAGATGGTTACTCACCAAGTGATATCAAGGAAATCATAGCCTTACATCAAAAAAGGTACACGTATAAAAATGAAGAATCTAAGCACCTGGATTAAAGCTATAGCCCTATTCATATTATGCTTAGCGCTATCGTCTACTGATAAGCAGGTTTATACCCTTCTTGAGCAGGCATCAGCAGGGGTGATTGGCTCAATACTAGGAGGGATCACCGCGGGAATTTCTGTAATTTTCGGCATTTTGGCGGTAATCAATAAGGGGCAAAAACGCTCAAATTTTACAGATTACTTGGAAAGTTTAGAAGCTGACCTGAAATTACTTGTGTTCTGTTTAGGCGCAACAATTTTTTTGCCATACCTCCGAAATTATGACTTACCTCTAATAAGTTATCCCAACCATGAGTTGATTCCTTCAAAGGCTAAGTTGTTTACAGCAGTAGAGCTATTTGCCGTAGTGCTGTCTCTCAGTCTCATTGTTGAAGTGATTAGTTGCATGATTTTAGTGGTTAAGCAAAGTCTGAAGATGGAAGATTAGTTAACCTGTTTTGATGACTTATTTTGATAACCATCCGAATTCTAATAATAAAAAACGGGAACCCTCAGGCTCCCGTTTATCACTAATCCAGAATACGGATTACATGGTACGCCCAGAAATTTATGACACCAAAACCAACAAACATTCTCACTCCAACTATCTTCATTTTCGACATGGCTAATCTAACGTAACCAACGTTGATTAAAACACATCACGGATACTTTCAATTCAGCCAATGTCTGCTATGGCACAGAGCTGCCATGTTAGATTAGGTTAAGCTCTGTGCTGTGACAATGTCAGATCAAGTCTGAGATAATACAATTTTTAGCACAGATAAAGGTATGTGTTGTGCTGATAACGTCCCTCGTCAATCTGCCTGAAAACATGGCCGGATTGGTGCTTAATATAGTAATTCGCCTCTTCAGGCATTAGGTGTGTGCCGAGCCGGTTTGCAGCATGAATGAATGAAATCAACGGTCTTTATGCGGCGTCCTTTGCCGTTCTCGTTGAAGTCCAGCGCATCCATAAACGCCCCGGCTAAGTTTAAATCTCGTCTCATAAGTCACCTATGGATTAAGAGATCGCGGCAAGCTGCCTGATCACTTCTGCTTTTTCGGGAACAATGCTGGTTTTCATCTCCCCCGCCAGTTCTGAAATCCATATCAGTGCAATGTCTTTATCTTTCGCTTGGCTCTCATAACAACCCCCCAGACGGGCGATGAGTTCAATACGTTCTAAAACAACCACTTCATCCACTGCTTGCACCCTTTCCCTCCGATGCTTAATTACTGTATGCATATACAGTATTACCCATAAATTTTGCATCCGCAACTAATTATTAAAAACCTGCCCAATCATTAACCGACGCATACTGCATTGAAATATCACCAAATTTGACTTTAGCACCACGCGCTAGTGCTTCCAGTTCCCAGCGCTTAGCGGCAATGTCGTGCAGTGCCAAATCGGCCCGAATTACTCCCAGCCGATCACGTTCTACCGAGGTTAATCTTGCTGAAGGGGCAACATCTGGAACGCTATAAGGGTCAAAACTGCGCTGGGGTTTCTTTATCTGCGACGGAATAGCCCGAATACGGCTCATAACAGACCGTGTGACGGTCATATCATCCCAGTCAATTGGGATTTCCGGCGGGTGCTCCAGCACCGCCACGGCCTCTACAGGCTCACTATCCTGCGTATTTGTAGCGCCTTTGCTATCGACCAACCCACAGTTATTGACAGGACTCCGAGGCGCGCCGGAGGCGCTTTTCAAAGTCAAAGGCTCAACGGCAACGGCTTTAGCGACGATGCGCCATTGTGTGGTGCGGGTTTCATAGATGCGATCTGCGCCAATATGCGGGGCATAAATCCCCGCGATTTTCTGGACTTCTTCGTCATAGACGTTGAGTTCGTCGGCAACCCTGCGGGCAACACGCACGGTCTGATCGTCGCGGGAAACATTGGTGCCGCCCTGGGCCAGAATGTAGGCTGCAAAATCACCGGCATCAGCGGCAGCGCGTACCGCTTCCACGCTGTCGTCAAACTCATCGGCCAGACTGATAGAACGAATTTTTCGGCATTCACGCCACGCTCCACGCGACGGCAGGCCAATGAATTGAAATTGGGGAATGCGCCACGTGGAAGCCCACGCGGTGACAGCGGCGGCCGTCTCGGTCAACAGCTCACCGGTTTCATGATCACGCTCGCCGTCCAGCGCGTAACCGTCGATATTTTTGGCGATGTATTTGGCTATATAGCCCGCCGCGCCACCTTTGTTCAGGTGCTTGCAGTCAAAACGATTCTTAGCAGCACCGCGCTCGTCGCCATCCTCGGCCATGGCATAACGCCGCATGATATCGATCACTGGCTGGCGCTGCTCTTTGGAGGTAAACAGCATCATATGCCAGTGCGGCGTTGCATCGTGATGCGGCTCGACAACGCGCACGCCATAAACTTGCAGCCCGTTGTCTTTAAACGCCGTCCGAATATTGCTAAACAAGTTCACAAGATAACGCTGGCCGTCTTTTGGCGTGTACGCTTCTTCATCCCAATTATGGTTAAACTGCACCTTCGGGCTGTTTTTGCCGACGGTACGGGTCGGATGGTATTTGGATGGCGTGGTGATAGTGATAAACATCCCCTTATCGCCTTTAATCTCGGCAGCCTGTTGAACCCCGGCAACTATCGTCATTAGCTCCATGCGGCGGATCTCCGGGTTAGAGATACTCGCCATTACCTTATCGATTAGGCTGAATCGTTCGCCGGTTTCGACGTTCTCCAGCTCGCGGCTGTTGAGGTAATCAAAGTTAGACTGACGGCGTGCTTTCACATCACGGATCGCCTGCTTGCTGGCATAGGACGACGCCCCACGGTTCACATTGCCGACGGCAATCAGCAACGCCTCGCGCCAGCGCGTGCGCTGGGCTTTTAACTGGCGTTCCCACCATTCCGCATCTACCAACCGGGACAGGCTTGCGATCGCTGACCGGGCATCAAGTTTGCCCTTGCGGTATTTACTCCAGTGCATCGGTGTGATGTTGAAGGCGCGAGCCATCGGCGCGGTATGTCCATAAAAACAAGCTTGAGTGCTGTCTTCAAACAGCCCTGTATTGTCTCCGCCGTTGCATTTAATGAATTCTTCAACGCGGCTCTCATAGATAGACAACAGTTGACCGGCCACGCGATCAGCAAGGCGTTTCAGCTCTTTGTCATCCATGCCCGGCAAGCCAGCATAATTATCAATCTCCGCCATCCAGCGCGGTGAAGCTGCTAAGTTCATTCCATTCTTGGCGTTAACGGCCTCAATACGGGGCCAGATGCGGCGCTCAAACTGGAACCCCAACCATTTATTGGCATCATGCAGCCCTTTGGATTTCAGCAGGTAATCATGCCGTGACAGGAAAATGGCGCTAAGAAAGCGCGGTAGGGAATGGATATTGCGTAAAACAGCTTGCCCCTGAGCGTGTTCCTCACGGGTAAGCGGTCTTACCGGCCCGGCGATTGCCGGACACGGCGCGTTCCATGGGTAAACCCATAGATTTCGTTCAGTCATACTGCTGTACTTCAGGTCTGCGAGCATATTCAGCATCGCTCAAATCGGCGGCCCAAAAAAAGCCCACTGCAATAAGCAGCAGGCTGAGCACGATAAAAAAGCTTGTCATGACTGCACCATGTAAGAACGATACTTGGCCTCACGCAGCTGTTGGCAGGAAACACAGGTGTCTACCCCAGAAAGGGCAATGCGGCGCGCTTCGGGGATCGGCTCGTCGCAGTCTTCACATTTGAAAGCAGAAGGCATAACCGAGAACTTACGAGCGTTAGCAATCTGTGCATCCAATAGCAGAGCCTGACGCTCTTGTGACAAATCCATGAGGTCGGCCATCAGTGCAACTCCTGCGCTTGATTCTCGATGGCTTCAGCTTCTTGGCGCAGCAGCTCTACAACTTCAGTTACACTTAGGCCACCGCTCGTGATGTGCGCAGCCAAACGTACCAAGCGAGCCGCCGCAACCTCAGCCTGATTCCTGCGTTCATCCATGCGAGCATCGTTAAGTAAAACAGTCACGGCACTAACATCTTTGCCGCTGGCAGGATCAAACCCGATAATGCATTTATTCATTTTGTTAATTCCTTATTTTAGGCAAAACAATGCCCGGCGGGTTAACGCCAGAATTACGCAATGCCATTAATTAGTGTTTAATTCGCAATCATCATTACTGATAAAGCGCGGTAAAGTTTTTGATAAATCAATAAGGTCATTAAATGCCCATATTAATTTCTGACGTTCGGTATAACTCATTTCTACAAATTTCATATTGACATGCCGCTCTTTCAATCCAGCATGAAAACAAAGCGTTCTGCGGATATGCCCCGGTGACTTATCAAAAGCCTCTTGTGCCACGTTCCTTCTATTCACGAACAGATCCCGCTTAATCTGCGAAATTCGCTTAATGCCAATAGCTTTTTGGTCATCCGTTGCCAGTAACATATCAACCCCAATTAGCGGCAGAACAAACGGCACAGTAGTTGCGCAGGTTTTGCAGTAGACAGACCGTGCAGCAATGCAGCCTGATCGTGACGTGGCCGCCAACGTTTTCCGCCCGGTAGTTCAATAAAGCCGTTTTCAAAATGGCGTGATGGGCTTTGCTGTTTCAGCAGTGGAGCAATTGAGATAGGCACAGTGATCACCTCAACTTAAACCAGCAACTGCACTCAATCCGCCGAGCACGTCAACGGTGGAGGCTAGCGCCGGGGTCGATTGGATACGATTTTGAACGGTCAGACCGATTAACGACAAATGGCGGATCGCCGTGTTGACGCTATCGAGTAAAGCGGATTTGCGAGATGCTGTTTTATGGTCGCCGTCTACCGCCGCCGCCGCAACAGAACCTACTGCAGCCGTCGCTTTCAATGCATAGGTTGATATGTTGCCAGCGCATACCTCATTAACTGGCACTGAAGGTAAACAGTTCAACTGTGCCAGCAAGGCATCTACCAAGCTGGAATCTTCCGTTGCATCAGTGATTGCCAGCAGTTCAGTGCAACTCAGTTGATGCGGTTGTTCTGGGTTCAGCTTGTTGCGCAGCATCTGCGGCTTCATTTCAATCTGTTCGGCAACCCGCACAAGGTTTTGCCGAACAGCAAACTGGCGACACGCCATCTCAAAATGTGGATGTTTTGAAACTTCAAAATCAAACATTCCTATCCCCTTTTGCGTCTGGCAACATCTCAAAACGTTACCGAAAATTCACATTCCGAGAGTGCGTTAAGCGTAAGCTTCACCATATTGATCAGGACTTTCTCTCGTTTTGCACCAGTACCTAAGCGATGACGGTATGAAGACAGACGCCCGTCAGCGAGCATGTCATCAACTGTATTCTTAGATAACCCAGTGAGTTCACAGTACTTTTCTATAGTGACGTGCGGTGTAGGAACCGTGATTGAAATGTTTTTACGCATAGTGCAAGATCCTCCGATGACCTGTGGCGGGTCGCGTTAAGTGGTGGTTAATGGCGTTCAATGCCAAAAAACTCCGATTCGAGGCAAATTTAATACTCCGATTCGGATTGGTCAATGAGATTTACTTTGTTTTGGTGGTGTATGGAATTTAATCAGGGTGCTAAAGCAGCTATCGAAAGGATGGTTGAAGCCTACGGAGTCAAGACAAAACTTGCCTTATGTGATGCGCTAGGTGTAACTGCCAGCGCACTCTCTAACCGACAAGTCCGCGATTCCTTCCCTGCTGAGTACGTTTTGAAATGTGCCCTAGATACAGGAGCATCGTTGCGGTGGCTAACATATGGTCAAGGTGAAATGTTTGAAAAGCACATTGTTACAGCACCGTCAGCACTTGCTGTACCAAGCAAAAAACTGTTAGGTCGCCAGCTTCATGACAGCGATATTCTATTACTAGATAAAAGATTCCTTCCCGAAGGAATCAATAGTCCACTTGTTGTGATAGATGAGAAAACTCAATACATTGCAACTTTATCTTATGATGATATTTATGATGGCACCTGGATTATTGATATAGACAGCAATGTCAGCATTAGAGAGTTGACCCGTATCCCTAACAATAAAGTTCACGTTTCTGATAAAAAGAACTCCTTTGACTGCCTTATTTCAGATTTAAAGGTGGTTGCAAGAATAGTAATGGTCTGTGAGAAAGTATAAAAGGATTAAAAATGAACAATGATGATATTGAAAACCCTCAGAAAGAATTATTTGAAAGAGTAAAATATCTTTGGAGAAAAAACGTATTATCAACAGATGGTTTTGATAAACTCATCCAAAAAATAAATAGAGGTGAACTGGATAGCACCGTGGAGTTATTAAAAAAGATTGAAAAAGAAAATATAAGTAGTATAAATTTAAATAATGCGAATAACTTAACCCTTGATGAGTATTATAAAGAAAAAGAGAGCCAGAAGAACTACTCTGATATTACCTTAAAG